TATCTATGGTTTGCTATTAGGTATAATATATGTGTAGAAGTTGCCACTAAGCGACTACTACTCACTCTTTCCTTAGGACAAATCAAAACACAACAACAAGCACGCCCATAAAAGAGCGTGCCTTTGTTGTATATGGGCGAAATGGAACGTATAGCGCTAACGGTCGCAGAGTAGCAGCGCAACCATAATTGATTGACTAGGAAACAACACTATACTTTTTTCTAATTTCAATATGAAAGTATGTGTTAAGACAAAAACTTTATATGTAGAACTACTGCAAACTGATATAGGGTAAGTCGAATATCTTCACTTTAGAG